GGCGGGGTTGGCGCACTCGATGCGCCTCCCGTGCAGGTCCCCGCCGATGACAAGGCGGCGCCACACCACGTAGCGGCCGGGGCCGAGCCTCTCCGAGCCCAGGTCGGACGGGAACGCAGAGGGAGTCGCAAGGAAGGCGGGAGGTGTCATGTGGCCGCCTCCCTCAATTCGGAATCTGCCCGACGCGCGCCCGCTTCCAGGCCGGGATCTTGTTGACCGCCTCCACGAACTGGTCCGGCCGCCAGCCCGCCCGGGCTATCCCGTACCGCTCCAGGATCTCTCCGCAGGCGCGGATCACCAGCCTGAAGCCGGGGTCGGTCTTCAGCATCGTCATGGGGATGGTGTAGTAGTGGTTGCCCATGAACAGCGGGATGTTGATGAGCACGACGCCCTGCTCGCTCTTGACCTGCAGCGCCCAGGCATGGCCCGGGTAGTGGAACGACATCACTGCGGCGATCTGCTTGGTGAGTGCGAGGTCGGCCTTCTCCTGCCGGCTCAGGCCACCTCCCATGGTGTCCTCGCGCCTGACGGGGACGGTGGCGCCCCACTGGCGCCTGGCGGTGACGCTGGGCATGGCCATGGCCTGGGATGCGCTGCGCCGGCCCCGCGGCCCCTGTGGAGCGGTCGGCGCGCGTGCGATCGGGGCGCGCGGCGTGCCGAGGCCTGTCGGCACCGCAGTCGCCCTCACCAGCGAAGTCGCGACGGCCTTGTCGCCCACGCGCACGGCCTGCCTGGGCGCACGCTTGGGGAGCAGGATCGGGGGAGCGGCCTTCCTGGCGACGCCACCCTTGGGGACGATGAGGCCGTCGGCGGTGATGGGCATGGGGTGTTCTCACGTGCGAAAAGAGGGCTCGCGTTGTCGCGAGCCCTCTGGTTGCTTGCCGCCTGATGCGGCTTAGGCCGCGGCGCCCTTGATGAGCGTGAAGCCGATGACGATGGGCTCACCGAGCGAGCCGGCCGTGTTGTTGCGCACGTCGATGGTCGCCGATCCGTTCGCGCATCGGGCGTTGAGGGTGTAGGAGCCGGGCGTGCCGCCCGAGACGTGGTTGAGGACGAGCACGTCGCCCGCAGCGATGAAGGTGTTCGTGAGCACGAACGACACGATAGTGGCCGCGGCCAGCGCCGCGTTGTGCATCGTGACCTGGCCGGTGACCTTGCTCAGCGTCACGCCCGTGGACTTCGAGGTGGCCTGGGTGACCGCTCCGCCGACGCCTGCGGGGTAGCCGAAGCCGACGAGGGGGCTCACCCTGCCCGATGCGGCCTCAAGGACGGCCGTATCGTCGGCGTAGAGCACGGCCTTGGCGTTGCCGGAGTCGTAGTCCCAGCGGAACTTGCGGTCTGGAGAGAACCAGACGGTATTCGGACCTGCAAACATGGGTGTGGTCTCCTGCTCTCTTCTTTTTGCGGAGATGGGGGGGGACGCAGGGCACAAAGGTTGTAGGCTCGACCGCCGATGGCGCCGAGCGCACGCAAAGCTTCAGGCAGAGAGGATCGGCCACCCGCCTGGGTGGCGTACGTGATGCGTGGGCGAGGCGCCCACCGGCTGGGGATCGTCTACGCAGCCACTGAAGCCGAGGCGATCGAGGAGGCCTGCAGGGAGTACGGGGTCACGGAGGCGTGGCAGAGGAAGCGGGTGTACGTGGTGCGGGAGCCTGAGTGAGAGCGGACGCGGGGCGGAGTCGAACCGCAGCCGGGGACTGGCAGCTTATGTGCCCCGGCCTCTCTGCCAAGGACAGGCACGCCATCAGCCTGCTTCCGCGCGTCCATTCGGTTCAGCGCACCACCATCTTCCCGTCCCTGCCCCACACGGCAAGCACGAAGGGCAGCACCAGCGCACTCCTGCCCGCCTTCCAGCCCTCGATGACCTCGTCGATGGCGCCATCCCTCAGGTCCACCGCCCGCTTCTCGATGGGCTTCTTGTGCTCCGGCACCGGCACCGAGATACGCTGCCCGGCCCGTCCCTTCGTGTGCTCCATGATCACCTGGGGGAGCCGGCCGAACACCACCCCCTCATAGAAGCCGGGCGCCCCGTCGTGGTCGAGATCGGGGCCTCGGGTCTGGGAGCACACCAGCATGAAGGTGGAGCCCTTCTCGCCTGAGGTGACGAGCTGCAGGCCCGGCATGGCGGAGGCGATGCGCTCCCACTGGGCCTGCTTGCGCAGATTCCAGGCGGGGATGGCGGCTTGGGTTTCAGGGGAGAGGGGCATCGGTACTTCCATCGGGGCTTGCGCGGAAATCACGGCCAATCACTAGTGCTACGCCAACGCACTGCCAGCCGATGCGCCGCGCGAGCCAGCCTTTCGGACAGAGCCACACGCCGGCGCGGAAGCAGCCGACAGCCGTGGCGTAACGCACCCAGTCCCACGCCCACTCGACGGTTGCCGCAGCGACGATGCGCGCCCTCTTCCACACGGGGTGGGCGTGGAACTCGGGGGAAAGGGGCATCAGGTCTTGCCTTCTGAACGGGTGGCAATCTGCCGGGCAATCTCGGCGCGGACGGCAGTCGGGTTGGCCGTGCCGTGCGTCTGCGCCATCACCGCGCCGACCAGTCGGTCGATGGCCTTCTCGTGGGGATGGCTAGCCAGAACCGGCAGGGATGTCGGGCTCGCGCATCAACCGCACGGGTCTTACCCCTCCTCGATGAACCGAACGCCTTGCCAAGTCCCAACCCGGCTCTCGATCACCGGGTCCTTCTGCCCCTTCCGGGCCATGCGCTCCTCACGGTAGCGCAGTTTCCAGCGCTGCTTGGGGGTGAGGCGGAGGGCGTCCATCATGCTCGGGTGCATGATGACCTCGCGGAAGGTCGGCCACGAGGTGAACGCGCTGGGAAACAGCGGGGCGCTCGCATCCGCGCACGGCGCCAGCGCCGCCGGTCCGCCTACCGAGACAGCAGCGGCACCGGTGAGGAACGTGCGGCGGTCGATCTCAGTCATCCGCGTAGGCTCCCCGCCTCGGCTCATACGCCTTGAACACCCGCCGCCCCGACTCGTCGATCAGCTCCCCCGCCCGTCCCGAGGGGCGCCGGCCGGGGGCCGACACCTCGTACTCGGTGACGTAGTTCTTCTCCCGGTTCCAGTCCGGATCGGCCTGGATGACGAGGTCGCGGAGGGTGGTGACACGGCCGGGCATGGGGGTCAGACCTTCAGGTAGTCGGGGTCGGAGGTGTTGTAGGGTTTCCAAGCCGCATCCGACTCCGCCAGATACTTGGCGTGGGCGTCAACGACCGCAGCGGACTGCGCGTCGCGCGGCGCCAAGCTCCAACGGCCTTGGGCATCCATCGTCAAGCGGAGGCTCACGAACACGGAAGGTGCGGCGCAGGTGTGTGGCCTGAGCCGCAACGTGATGATATCGCCGGATACCCGGCCGGGCATCGCCCGCTCGATGTCAGGCCTGTACTTCTTAACGAACGCTGCAGGGAGGTCGTAGCGGATGGCCGGGCCCTGCCACTGGTTAGGCTTCGCCTCTGGCGCATCCCATTCGAATGCGCCCATCTCGCCCTTGAAGATGGGCTTGCTGCTTCCATGCAGGATGCGATCGCGCTCCTCCGGCGTCATGGGCACCGGAGGGCCGACCCATTCGAACGCCTCGCGGTCGCGAAACACGCCGTTGCGCAGGATCGCCCGGGCGTTCTCGACGATCTCCTTGTCCGCCGCATTTATGTTGCGCGCGTGCTCGTACGACGCCTCCACGCGATCCGCGAGGGCAGCCAGGAGGCGCCGCATCTCGGACAGTTCAAGCCGAGCACTATCCATCGCACGCTGGCCCGCCTCCATCAGCTGCATGCCGCCTACGGTCTGCGCCGGCGTGGTGTTGGGCGCGTATCGCGTGCCCTTGAAGAAGCGCCTCGTATCCTTGAGCACACCCGCACTCTCGATCGCCTTGCAGATGTCCCTCATCTTCCGGACGTCGTCGTACTTCACCTCCCGCATCTCGCGGTCGTCGGAGAGAATGAGCTTGGTCGGCAGCACTGCGTAGGGCGCATCGAACGGCTGGCCATGCTTGGCGCAATACTCGTGGAAGAGTTTGTCGACCAAGGCTCCGGTGATCTCGGTGCCCTTGGGGACGGTGCCGACGCACACAGGATCATGGGCGAGCAACGCGGAGGCCACATAGACGGACTCGGTTGCCGCCTCCGGTGCCGCTGGCGTGAGCGGCTCAGGCTGCGGCGCTGCTTCGCCCGCCTTCATGCCCGGCAGCGGCGCAATCGACCGCTTCAGCGTGTCGAGCGTCGCCGCGTTCAACCGCTCCGACGCGTCGACCACCTTGCCCAGGGCGGCGTCGAACACGGCATCCTGGTGCGCCTCAAGGAGCGCCGCAATCTCCTCCCTCGAAGGCGTAGAGGGCCTGGAGTTGATGAGTTCCAGGAGCTTGTCGGCGAGGGCGAGGCTATCGTCACGGGTCATGCGTCGTCTCCAATGACGGTCACATGCGGAAGGCCGTGACGCACGTACCCCTCGGGAACGCGAGCACGGACCTCGTCCTCCGGGCGAGTTGCCGGCGGGCGCGGCTTCGTGACGCCGATCCCGTGCATGTCGATCGCCCCATCGTCCATGAACGCGTGCCCGTAGTCGGCTGCCTTCAGCTTGCCGGCGATCTCGTCGTAGGCCGCGGGAGAGAGTTCAAGCTCGACGTAGGTGTGGGTGGTGCGGAGCTTCATTTTCCCTCACGAGTCGACATAGTGCAGCACCTCTATCGTCTCGAACGGCACGGCCGGCATCGGCTCCATGTCGTAGACCCGTGAGGTAGCGTCTATCAGATCCTTGCGGGGCGAGAACGGGAAGAAGCGGAACTCCTCGAAAAAAACCCGTGTAAGATCGTAGATCGCCCCGTCCTCGTCGATCCTGCGGATCGGGTCGAACAGGCGGTGGTGCTCGCTGTTGGCCTTGGCGCGCCGTTCCAGTTCATGCAGCCCCGGGCAGGGCCGGTAGTGGATCTCGTCGGAGCCGTCCTCCAGGTACCACCGCGCCCAGGCTTTCGTGTTGCCGGCGCCCTGGTGCCACACGCGCGCCGGCACGAAGAACGAGCCCTCGCGGAAGTCTGGCTCCAGGCGCTCGACCCGGTAGTTCTTGGATTGCCCGCCGCGCTCGCCAGTCCAGTTGACGGTCTCGATGGTGAACGAGACCTTCTCCTTGCGCATGCGCTCCTCGAAATACTCATCGTCCGACTGCATGCCGTAGCGCTCGTAGCCCACCTTGACGAGTTGCACGCCCGTCATGTTGGACCACTTCTTGTGCAGCTCCTTGAGCTTGTTCCAGCGCTCGGACAGCGGCATGCGGTGGCAGTAGCCGTCGAGCAGGTACTTGTTGGAGAGCGGGTCGATACCGATCACAGGCAGCGCCGTGCGGTCGGAGGTCTTGTTGTGGCCCCGGCTCGGGTCGCCCAGGATGTAGACGTTGAGCATGGAGGGCCGCACCCAGTAGGGCTTCAGCCACTGCACGCGGAAGGTGTTCTCGCTGCCCGCCAGCGGGTTCTGGAGCAGCTGCGCCGCCATGGTGCGGCGCTGGGTCTTCTTCTTGCGCTCCCAGGTGTCCTGGGTCCAGAAGACGGGAACGCCGTCGGGTGTGCCGTCTTCGGTGGCCGCCTTCACGCGCGGGGTTGCGATCCCGTTGGAGATCATCTCCCCGTAATAATCTGCATACGAATAGCGGGTGCCTGCGATCTGCCGCCGCGACCCCTCGGCCTGACCGAGGTTGTCGGCGAGCTCGAAACGATCCGCCGTCTTGGCGATCATCTCCGGGTTGGTGACGTTCTTCTCGGTCACCACGTCGTCGAAGATCATGAGCCGGAAGTGGCGGCCCGTGGGCATCGCGTCGATGAGGCCGTGGGCCTCGACGGTCGCCTCTTTCGGGTTTCCCTTGCGCTTGACGGTGATGCCGGTGTCGAGCGACCAGGACGGCGCGGCAGGCGAGGCCTTCCGCTCGGCCGAACTCTGCCACAGCACGTCGGGGTAGAGGGCGATCAGCGTCTCGTTGCTTTCGAGCTCGCGCTTGATCTGGGCGAGGAACGGCCGGGCGATGTCCTTGGTGTTGGAGAAGATGCCGATGGTGATCTCGGGATCGCACAGGATCTCCTGGATGGCGCCGGCGAAGGTGATCCAACTACTTTTTCCATGCTCGCGCGACCACAGGTCGATGTATCCGTCCGGGTACGTTTCCACCTCCCTGGCCCGCTCGTACTGCCAAGGGTGGATCATGTCGGGGCGGTTCAAGACCCCCGTGAGCAGGAAGTACCGGTCGTTGCACCCCAGCAGCGCCATCTCGGCGCCGTTCATGTGCGGCACCACCTCCCGGTAGAACCGCTTGGCCTCCTCGAAGGAGAACTGCCACAGCCTCTCGATGTAGGCGACGATCTCGGGGCGTGCGCCCTTGGCAAGGTAGCGCTCGCCCCGCAGGGGACGTGACACGGTTGGCCGTCCTGCTTGCTGCTATGCGCGCGGCTGGCGGCTCACACGGGCCGTCAGGTGCGCATCGTGTCCTGCGCCGCCCGCGACCCGCCAGCCTTCCCGGCCGTCCTGCGGGGCCTGTTGCCGGAGTTGCCGATGTGCCAAAGCCCGCAGCGGGAGCAGCGGTAGGCCTCCAGGCCGTCGGGCTTGCGCTTGCCCGCGCGCACGGTCCGCTTCAGGACCGCCATGGCCGCACGGCGGGTCAGGTGGCCGAACTTGCCGGTGCGGCAGGGGACGGTCGAATCCGCCACGGGAGCACCATCCGTCAGAGAGCGATGCGGCCGTCAGAACGATGCGGCCGTCTTGGTGCGGCCGGCAATCACGCCCTCGACCGCGGCGCGGCCCGTCTCGGTGAGCGAGATGGCGGTGCCGTCCCCGGCGATCAGCCCGAGCTGGGCGACGCGCAGCCAGGCCACCGCGTCCCCCTGCAGCTTGCGGGACGGAGCGCCGGCCACAAGCCGGCCGTGGATGTCCACCGTGCCGGAGCCGCCGCACGTGGCGAGCTCCTCGACCATGCTGCGGTAGAGGAGGGGGAGGGGTTTGCTCATCGCTTGTTCCATAGACTGAAGGCATCGGCCATATCGGCGCGGCCTGACATCGGGATGCGCACTGTCCGACCGGACAGGGCGCTGCTGAATGGGTCCCAGTCCGCCATCGGCGGGGAATCGGCCCGGAAGGCGTAGCCCTCCAGCAGGTCGACGGCGCGCTTCCTGTGGGCGAGGGCCTGCTCGGCCCTCTTGACGGAGACGGCGAGTGCGGCCTGCTGGTTGGCGAGGATACCCTCCAGCATGTTGGTGGGCTGCTCCTCGCCGGCCTTGGCCTGCCGGCTGAAGCGGCCCGCCATGCGGGTGGCCCGCTTCTCGGCCCTCTTGAGCTTGGCCAGCACCTTTTGCTTGCCGGCGATCTCGTCGCGGATCGCCGTCCGCAGCAGCAGGACGAGGTCGACCTCGCAGGGGTCGGCCACCTCGTCGGCGCCCAGGACCTGCGCCAGCATGCCGGCGATGATCCCCCATGAGGCCTCGTCGCCGGTGGCGGCCTGCCGCTCCTCGACCTCCCCCGTGCGGTCGTAGCGGGCACGGGCCTCGGGGTCCTTCAGGACCTCGTAGGCGCGCTTGACGCGGTCGAACTCGACGGCAGCGCGCTCGTTGCCCGGGTTGTGATCGGGGTGACTCGCCATGGACCGCCGCCGGAAGGCGGCCTTGATGTCCTCCTGGGTGGCGTCGCGGGAGAGGCCGAGGACGCCGTAGGGGTCGAAGGTCATGGGCTTCCCAGGGGCGGCGCGGCCGCAATCGCAGTTGGCCAGGGGCCCTCCGGCCGCGGCTCGATGGCGGCGTCGGCCAGCGCCTTCTTGGGGTCGTGCACCTTGACCATCTCGTAGGACACGATGTCGGCCAGGATGCGGTGCCAAGTGCCCATGCTGAGCGGGCCGTCAGCCAGATCGCTGCCGCGGTGCCAGTCCTCGCCGGCGCGGGGCTTGCGGCACGACGCCAAGCAGCCGAGATAGCCCCGGCCATCCGCATGCACATGGACGTTGATCGAATAGCGGTTGGTATCCGTGAAGATGTGCCACCGCTTGTAGGTCTCGCCCCCGCCACCGCAGGGATGCGCCACCTCCTGGATGCCATCGCGGCCGCCGTACCGGGCAAGGTCCTTGCGCATCTGCGCCTCGAACTCGTCGAGGGTCATCGTGTCCTGGGCCATAACGGCCTCCTCTCATGGTTGAAGGTGCGCTGGCGCCATAACGGCGCCCCGCTCGAACGCAGCACGAAAGGGATGGCAGCTACTGCTGCCTTGCGGCGAGGCGCTCGCTGGGTGTTGCCCGCACGTCCAGCACCTCGACCTCCGCGGGCGTGGGCTCGGCGAGCCCCCCGCCAGGCGTGGGCACCAGCCAGGCGGGGTCGAAGCCCTGATGGACCACCTCGCCACGCGCACCCGGCCGCGTGCCCGAGCCGAAGCGCATCATCCACAAGGCCATGGCGGCCTCCTCGATGGTGAGCGCACGCACGGCTACGCCTGCTCGTCGCGCTGATCGTCGGGCGGCTTGTTGCGCTTCGCCAGCACCGCGGCGATCTCCTCCCGCGTGGGCTTGGGGAACTGGGGGAGGCCGTCGTTGTACTTGCGCAGGCGCACCGCCGAGCCCGGGCCCAGCGGACGCACGATCTGCTCGGCGCCGTCGGCGGCGAGCTCCAGGCGCACGTCCTTCAGGGCTGCCACGTCGGGCAGGACCTCCTTCAGGGCCAGCGTCGGGAAGCGGCGCCAGTCCCAGTCCCGGACCATGTCCCCGTGCAGGGACATGAACTCCGCGGGGAGCTTGAAGCGGATGTGGGCGTTGGCGGCGCTGTCCTTGGCCATTACTGCGACCCCGCTGCCTTGCCGGTACCAGTGCGAGTGCCGTTGCCTGCCCCATGCGCGTGCCCGTTGGCTCTCGGGGATCCCGCCTCGTAGCGGGCCAGGATCTCGGCCAGGCGCTCGCCGTCGGGGCGCTGGGGGGTTACGTCCTCGGTTTTGACGGGGCCGCCGCCCGCCCCGGTCAGCTCGGTCTTGTCGGCGAGGCCCAGGTCGCGGGCGATGATGTTGGGGTTGAGGAGGCCCGCCGCGGCGCCGGAGAACTTCTGTGTCCTCATCACCGCCTCGGCCCGCTCGATGGCGGGCATGAGGTCCGGGCGGCCGCCTTTGTCCTTTGGCTCCTTCCACTCGTTCCAGGTCCGGTGCGAGATATCGAGAAACAGGCACAGCCCGGAGATGGTCATGGCCCGCATCTTGGCCACCTCCACCTGGTTGGCGAGGCCCTGGAAGGTGACGAGCTGCGCCTCCAGCAGCGGGTTGTCCTCCACCCACTGGAAGTATTCCACGCAGGCCTTCCACAGGGATTGGGCGTCGGCGAACTTGGGCGCCGGCCCGGAGGTGGCGCGGGCTTCCCAGAAGCGGTGGCCGGGCTTGAAGCGGCCCGTGGCCTTGTCGCGGCCCTGACCGAGGATGGCCTGCAGCATGCGCTCGACGGCGGCCGACTTGCGCGGGGGCTTGGCCGGCTTCGCGTTGGCAGCCTTCTTGGGCTTGGCGTCGGCCTTGGCCTGGCGCTTGGCGGCCGGCTGCCTGGTGGCCTTCTTGGCCGGCTTGCCGGCCTTGCGCTTCGGGGTCTTGCGTTCTGCCATGGTTCGTCACGCGCTCGTGCCCGTTGAGATTGGAGTCTTATTGGCGGGGCGGGAGCAGCCTACTTGCCCTTCCGCGCGGGCCTATCGGCCACTGCGGCGTTGGCCGCCTTGATGGCCTGCGCCTCGCTCCCGGTGCGCTCGAGCACGTCGTTCGCGATCTCGCTCCACTGCCGCTGCTTCTCGGGCGTGTCGGCCTTGCGGGTGAACTTGGTGGCGCTCTTGGGGGACCAGGGCATCAGGCGGCCTCCACCAGGCGCGGCTCCTCGGCGATGACGACGCCTAGCGAGCGGAGCTCGTCCTCGATCTTGTTGACGCGGCGCTAGGTAGCACGCGCTGGCGTGCGTGTCTTGGCCTTCTCGGCCTGAGCTACATGCTGACGAAGCGCCGTCTCCACGTAGTTCGTCAGGTTGCGGTTCTCTGCCTCGGCGAGGCGTTCCAACGCCGCCTTGAGATCGGGCTCCAGCCGCATGGAGAACGGCGCTGTGCGCTTTGTAGGCCTGCTTCCCATGCCTGCAATGTAGCGCATCGGCCGTAAATTGCACTTCACGCAAATGTGATCAACGACTGACCCTTGCTCGGTTGCAATTCTGCGCTACGTTGCGCTACACTGCCAACCAGCAGGCGACGATCTCGCACCGATGCTACCGGGGGGAACACCTCTCAAATCGGGGCCATAGGGCGAGACGGCGGGCCGACACAGACAGGATGCCTCTGGTGGACGGTTCCAACCACGGAGGTGCACAGATGACGCGACCCTATGCCATGACCGAAAGCGATCGCACGCTCGCAGCCATGGCGCTTCGCGCCAAAGCCGAAGGCGACAGTGCTCGGGCAACAGAGCTCGCCGATCAGCCGACCCTCAAAGATCAGTTCGAACGACAGGCGGCGCAAGCTGCCGAGCTCGCCGAGCGGATCGAAGAGGCCGACTTGATCGACGTGTGGCCCAACACTGGCGACGACGACTAGCCCCCGACGGCCCTTCGGGGCCGTCCCCCAGAGGCATCCTGAGACTACCGGCTCTTCTGTTGGGCGACTTGAACCAACGGAGGAGAACATGGCGGAATACCGAGGCTACCAAGCGATCATCCACGAGCTTCTTGCCGGCCGCGACTACGACCCTCGCCACATCGAGGGGTTCATGCGGCTCACCTACGGGACGCTCGACCATCTTCCCCGCGAGACTTTCGCGACGGAGACCGAGCTGAACATCCTCTGCATCGAGGAAGGCGGCACGGAGCACGCGGAGACGCTGGCCAAGTCCTACGGGCTCTGACGTGCTTCCGGCGGCCTACGGGCCGCCCTACCGAAGGGCCGGACGACTACCCAGCGCCTTCATGGGCAGCAACCACATGGAGGTGACGATGGCCGCGCAGATCAGCACGGAGAAGTTTGACGAGCTTCTCGCCGAAATCCTCGATGAGGGCAAGGCGAGCGCCTTGCTCAGCATCCCCGGCGTCTATGAGGCTGTCAGCGAGCACTTCAACAACGAGGTGCTGAAACGCTGGCATGAGGAAATGCTCGACGACTTCAACTACGTCGGAAGCCGCCACCACTACTGAGCATCGACGCAGCCGCTTCGGCGGCTGCCCTTGAGGGCGCTGGCCCTGCCTCTGCCTCGCCGGACCCACGGAATGATCGTCCGCGAGGCGATCGCTCAACAGAAACGGGTGATCTCATGCTCACTGCCAAGGCAGGCCTCATCGCGACAATGCTCGTCCTCTTCGCCCTGCACATGCTCGTGTTCGCCCTCCTCGCCATCGTCGAGGGAGACAACGTGCGTGCCATCGGCGACGTTCTGGCCGGGCTTATCGCGCTCTACTTCCTGCCGCGCCGCATCTGACTGCCTGGACGGGCGGGCTCGCAAGGGCCCGCTCTCTCGGGTTCCCCTCCACCAATTCGGACGCATCGGAAAGCCCCGAAGGAGGGGGCACGTCATGATCGCACGTTTCCTCTACAGGCTCGTCTCGCTGTTCTTCCTGCTGGCCGGTGTCGGCTGCTGGCTTACTGGCGCCGTTCTCACGGTCGGCCTGTTTGCCCACGGCCTCAGCCCTCAGATTCTCGCCCTCACCATCTGGGCGTTTGTCCTGGGTCCTCTGCTCATGCTGTCCAGCGGGGAAGCGCGGCGAGCCGCGCGCGACCACTACTACATCCGC